TAAAGAACTAGAAGGTAATATTCAAACACTTCAAGTAAATCTTGAAACGCTTCGGGGTTCTAGCGATAAGTTGGTAAAACTAAACAATCTCAAAGGTAAGATCTCTCAGAAAGTAACTACTATTACCAAAGAACACAAGTTCTTTAGTGAGAATACGGTATGCCCTACTTGTACTCAGTCAATTGAAGAAGAGTTCCGGTTAAATAGGATTGAAGACGTTCAAAATAAGGCAAGGGAACTGAAGGAAGGTTACGAAGAACTCGAAAACACTATCAAGTTCGAACAGGAGCGAGAGCGTCAATTCAACGCCCTTTCCAAGGAGATTACAAAGTTAACGCATGGCATTTCTCAAAACAATACTCGGATTAGCCTCAACCAGAGACAAATCAGAGATCTTGAAAATGAAATTCAAACTATTACCAGTAACCTACAAAACAGAAATACTGAACATGAGAAGTTAGAAGAGTTTCGAGAAAATCTCCAAAAGACAATAGAAGACCTCTCAGACAAAAAACAGGAAATCGTTCATTACGATTTTGCCTATTCCTTACTTAAGGATGATGGTGTAAAAACGAAGATCATTAAGAAGTATCTTCCGTTCATAAATCAGCAGGTCAATCGCTATCTTCAGATGATGGATTTTTATATTAACTTCCATCTTGATGAAGAGTTTAATGAAACTGTTAAATCTCCCATTCACGAATACTTTTCTTATAGTTCTTTCAGTGAGGGTGAGAAAATGAGAATTGACCTGGCACTACTCTTTACTTGGAGAGAAGTTGCCCGACTCAAAAACTCCGTGAATACTAACCTGCTGATTATGGATGAGGTATTTGATTCTTCCCTTGATGGTTTCGGCACCGATGAGTTTCTAAAGATCATTCGTTATGTCATTAAGGATGCTAATATCTTTGTCATCTCCCATAAGTCAGATCTGCATGACAAATTCGAAAGTGTCATACGGTTTGATAAAATAAAAGGTTTTTCCCGTATGGTGTCTTCACAGGCACAAAAAGAATGAACACTCCAAACTGGCAACACAATTCTGGCAAAAATCAAAAACGAAAACTAAAACCGCAAGCAATGAGAGCTCGGCGTGAAGCACTGCGCCAGTTCAAAAAGCGTCACATGACCTCGCCCAAAAGGCGAGGTTCTTTTGTATGATACGTTCATACGCATCAAACCAATGTCTGTCAACTACGAAATCAAGTCTCAACTCGCCAAACTCCTTGCCACTGAGGATCTGGTAGTTGAACACAAGAAAGTAGAGACTGCTCAGTTCAATGTTCATACTCGTGTGTTGACTCTTCCTCTGTGGGAAAGAGCAAGTAGTGTTGTGTATGATATGCTTGTTGGTCACGAAGTTGGTCATGCGCTTTATACGCCTGATCGCGATTGGTTGAAAGAGGTTAAAATTCCTCCGCAGTTTGTTAATATTGTTGAAGACGTTCGTATTGAGAAGTTAATCAAACGTCGTTATATGGGTCTTTCTAAGACTTTTTATAAAGGTTATAAAGAACTGTCTGATAAAGACTTCTTTCAAATTGAGGATGAAGACGTTGATTCGATGAATCTTGGAGATCGTGCTAATCTCTACTTCAAGATTGGTAACTTTATTGATGTTTCCTTTACCGAAAAGGAGCAATCTATTATTGATCGGATTGCAAAGTGTGAAACTTTCGATGAAGTTCTTGTTTCTGCAGAAGAACTTTACAAATATTGTAAAGAAGAATTTTCCAATCGTGAAGAAGATCAAAATCAAGAAGAGGAATCTTCGGAAAATGGGCAAGGTAATTCGGCAGATTCGGATTTTGAATCAGAATCAGAAGATGGGCAACTGAGCAATCAACAATCAAAATCTCAGATTGAAGATGATTCGTCTGATGATAGTGATGATGATTCTGGTGATTTTGAAGATGATGGTGTTGATGTAAAGACTGCCAATTCTCTTGAAGAGGCAATCAAAGAACTGGCTTCAAACAGCAGTAGTGAAAATGTATATTTGGAAATTCCCGAACTTGATATCGACAAGATTATTGTTACAAACCAAAGAGTTCATAATGATGCCCAGACCTTCTGGTCTAATTGGTTGAAAGATGTGCAAAGAACCGAACAAGAAATCTTTGGTGAAGTTGACAAGAAGTTTGTTGAATTCAAGCGTTCTGCTCAGAAAGAAGTAAACTATCTGGTGAAAGAGTTTGAGTGTCGTAAAGCGGCAGATTCATATGCCCGTGCTACTACTGCCCGCACTGGAGTGCTTGACTGCACCAAACTTCATACCTACAAATACAACGAAGATCTCTTCAAGAAGGTAACTACGCTTGCTGATGGTAAGAACCATGGTCTGGTGTTTATCCTTGACTGGTCTGGATCTATGTGTGATGTGATGATGGATACGGTAAAACAATTATTTAATTTGGTGTGGTTCTGTAAGAAAGTAAATATTCCTTTTGAAGTTTATGCATTTACTAATGAGTATCCACTTTTTACTCACGATGAAGATGGAAAAGCAGTGATGAGGGAATTGGCATATAAAAAACGTGACGGAGTTATTAATGTTGGAGAGTGGTTTTCTTTGATGAACTTTTTCACTAGTAAAGTAAATAATCGAACTCTTGAAGAACAGATGAAAAATATATTTCGTGTTGCAGAGTCTTTCAGTCGATATAGTCGTAACTATTATCCATGCCCTCCTGGAATGTCACTCTCCGGCACTCCTCTTAATGAAACTATGATTGCATTGCATCAGATTCTACCCAAATTCAAAAATGAACACAAATTGCAGAAAATCCAGTGTGTCGTTTTAACTGATGGTGAAGGTTACGATCTAAAGCGACATGTTACTGTTGAGCGTCGTTGGGAAGATGAACCTTATATTGGATGTGTGTCTATTGATAAGAGGTGTATTCTTCGAGATCGTAAGACTGGAAATACTTACTCTCTTGATTGTGAATGGTATCAACAGACTGATATTCTGTTGCGTAATCTGAGAGACAAATTTACGGATATCAATTTTATTGGAATTCGTGTTGTTGAGTCTCGTGATGCTGGTAGTTTTATTCGTCGTTATTGTGGATATTATGGAGATTCATTTGATTCTGCAATGAAAGATTGGAGAAAAGAAAAAGCGTTCTCAATTAAAAACTCTGGTTACAACACATACTTTGGAATGTCTTCGAATATTCTTTCTAAAAATTCTGAGTTTGAAGTAAAAGAAGATGCCACTAAAACTCAAATTAAAACTGCATTTGTTAAGAGTTTAAAAACTAAGAAAATGAATAAAAAGATTCTTGGTGAATTTATTGAACTTATTGCTTAATAAATATTTTTATAGTAATAGGTAATCAAAATGTCTAGATTCGGAGATTTATTGGGGGGCAGAAAAACCGCGCCAGTACCAGCACCTGCTCCCGAACCTGTAGTAGAAGCACCTGCTCCCGAACCTGTAGTAGAAGCACCTGCTGCCGAGGAAGAAGTTGCTGAACTTCTCTCATATGAAAGTGATGTCTCCCTTCATGAAATGACCAAAGATGAATTGGAAGAATACGGAAGAACTGTTGGTATCGAACTTGACAAAAGACATTCCAGAAAAAGGTTGGTTCAAGAACTCGAAGAATACTTGACCAATTCTTGAACTGGCACACTGGGGAGTCACACGACTCCCCTTTTCCATGTATAATAACCTCAGTTGAAACAGACAACTAACATTATGACCATCTCTGCCGACTACATTCGCACTTCTCTTCAAGCAGTGTATGGAGAGTCTGTAACTGCCGCTGACATTCGTGCCTGGTGCGCTATGAATGGTTCTAACTACCAGACAGTTACTAAGAAAATTGATCAGTTTAAAACTAGTCGTGGTAAGTGGAATCTGACCATCCAAGAAGCACGGAAGCAACTGGAGCAAACTGTAAAATCTCCTGCTGCCCTTCCTGCTGTTGAGCAAAACCTTATTCCTGAAAAGGATGATACCTTCGTCAAGTTTGGTAATTTTGGTTCTGTTAAAAAGATTGTTCAATCTCGTCTTTTTTATCCGACATTCATTACAGGTCTTTCGGGTAATGGTAAAACGTTCTCTGTAGAACAAGCTTGTGCTCAACTGAATCGAGAACTAATTCGGGTCAACATTACTATCGAAACTGATGAAGATGATCTTATTGGTGGTTTTCGCCTTGTGGATGGGGCAACTGTTTGGCATAACGGACCTGTCGTGGAAGCACTCCAGCGAGGAGCAATCTTGCTACTCGATGAAATTGACCTTGCTTCTAACAAAATCCTTTGTCTCCAATCCATCCTTGAAGGTAAGGGTGTGTTCTTGAAGAAGATTGGTAAGTTTGTGAAACCTTCTGCTGGTTTCAACGTCATTGCCACTGCTAATACCAAAGGTAAGGGTTCTGATGATGGTCGTTTTATCGGAACTAATGTTCTCAATGAAGCATTTCTTGAGCGATTCCCTGTGACGTTTGAGCAGTCTTATCCTTCTCCTGCAACTGAGCAAAAGATTCTTGAGGGTATTGCCCTAGATCTTGGTGTTGAGGATCAAGATTTCTGCAAACGTCTTGTAGATTGGGCTGACATTATCCGTAAAACATTTTATGATGGTGGTATTGAGGAGATTATTAGCACCCGTCGTTTGGTGCATATTATTCGTGCATACAGCATCTTTGCCGATAAAGCGATGGCAATTGAAGTTTGTGTGAATCGTTTTGATGATGAAACTAAGCAAGCATTCCTTGAACTCTATGACAAAGTTGACGCCGACTTCCAACTCCCTGTGGAGGGAGTACAAGACAGCAATCTGGGAAACCTTTCCTGATTTAGAACTGGATTGCGAGTGGGCAAATTGGAGATCGTTACAGTTTTCATCTAGTAACGTCTCCAATCTATCTGCCAAAATCTACGTAAACAAACACATTCTTAAATCCAGAGAAGTTGAGATATGGGATGAAAAATCCTGTATTTACAACAACATCATCTATCCTCGAACTGGTAGCAATCTTCCTTGTTTCGGTATGGATCTGATGGGTTTCTTTGATAAGAAAGTCATTATTGTATTTGACTTTCAACATCCAGTGGAAAATTATTTGTTCTCCCATCCAGATCTTCCAAAGGCAGATGGTTCATTCAGATTCTTTGAACCTGGTAATCACTTCTCTGAGAATGTGTATGTTGCAAAATGCACCATGTCGGAAGTTAATGAGCACCTTGAAGTATTCAAAAAATACTTGACTGTTTACAAGGATATGCTAGAATGTGAGAAACCTAATGGAAACGATTTTTCT